TGACGAAGCGGTTAAGGACGCGAATTTTACGGTCCGGAGCAGTGGCGACGATGACGGGAGTGACCTCAGTTATGGAGAAGCCTGGGATCAAGTTAATAGCAACAAGCAAGACGAGGTCCGGAGTCATTTCTTTAACAGCGAGTTAGAAAATGGTGTAGACGTCGACGATAGCAGCATCGTTGAGGACATTAAGGGTGATCTGCGGCAGGACAAGGATGTTGCCGAGGAAACCACCAAGTTGATGCTGAAGGAACTTACGGGGGAGTTCCTCAGTCAGACGGAGACACTGCCACTGGAGAGTCCAGAACAGGGCTTTGCACTCAAGGGTAAAACGCTCGACGAAGACACCATCGATTATTCAACAGACCGCCAGGATCCGCCGGAGTTGGATCTGGAGGCGCTACGGTTTACCGATGGTACTGAGTTGAACGACGAAGAAAAGACCGTCGTGCAGCAGGCCTGGAGTGAGAACTTTGACACGGCTTTTGAGAGCGCATTGGAAGAAGCGCTGTCAAGCGATAGTTACTATGACCAGCGCGGTGAGTTAGAGTCCGAAGTAATTCAGGAGAAGTGGAACGATCTGAGTGACGCGCAAAAGTTTGACTATGGCGTCAGTGAAAATATTCTCGAGTTGGGCGATTACGAGCCGGATACGACCGAGGAAACGATTCAACGGGCTGAGCCAGATACGTGGATGATTGACACAGACACCTTCGAGGGCAGCGGACGCGCGACGGACGACTCGGTGCGCGAGGATTACGATAAGTCCCGTGCCATTGCGGTCAAGCTGGCTGAACTGCGCACCGAAGAGATTCTGAAGGAGCGTGGGCTTGAAGGCGGCACGATGTCGGCTAATGCGATGGCCGCGAGTGTGTGGGGCGCGTGGAAGGGGTCTTCGACCAGTAGTCTAGGATTGGCCCTCCAATTGGCGGCAGCCGAGGAGTTGGGCGCGGCCCACCGGTTGACACCGGAGGAAGTGCAAACCGCTGTCAACACCGCAAATTTCGCCTTCGGTGGTAGAAAACAAACGGAATGGACCGAGCTGACGCCGGAGCAGCAGGAAAAGACGATTCTTGAGCATTCAAAAGGACAGGTGCAGTATAACATCGACCAATGGAATGCCTCCCATTCGAATGCTACCCCAGAGGAACGTGCGGCTAAAGAAGAGCAGTTACGGGCACAGTTACCGCAGTGGATTCAGGGGAATAAAGGCGCTGCGGAGAGTGGACAGGGTCTGAGTACATTCCTCGATACAGCGATTAAAAAGGGCATCGTGAAGCATGGGAACGATCACCTTGGCATGGACCGCCTGAAGGCGTACGTGCGCGCGCAATGGGAAACGACCCAGTTCATGATGCAGAAGGCCGGTAAGAAGGACGTCGAAGTCTACCGCGCCATTTTGCTTGATCAGGCGCTGACCGATGCGGCGACTAAAACCCCCGTCGAAGCCCCGTCCACATTTGTGGGCGCACAGCCAGATCGCTTCAATCAACTGCCGGAGTTGTCCGTCCTCCGGAATGGTGCAGCGTCTACCACCTCGAACATTAAGGTTGCGAATAGTTGGTCGGGCGTCGGGGCGCGGGTAGGCGATCGTGTGGTGCTGCGCTTCAAGGTGCCCGCCTCGTCGATGATTTCGCTGCCCGTGTTTGGTCAGAACCTGCACAACGAGTCTGAATATGTGATGGTGGGAACAAAGGATCCCTGGTCCTGGGACGCGTGGCACCGCACGGCTCCGACCTTTGATGCGGTGCCGATCAAGAAAAACCCGAAGATGAAAGCGGCCATGCGGGCCGCGGGTCAACCGATTATTGTGGACCTGATGGACATTGATCGGGATAAACCGCATTGGATGAGTGAGTGGCGATCGCGCGCGCCCGAGGACCGGGAGATGCGCACGCTGCGCCGTCCAGAAACATCTGTCCATGCCGCCGCGGATGCGCATGTACCACTGGTCCGAGCGGCAGTAGTCAAGGCGTTTCGTGCAGGGCAGGACGCATTGAATGTCCCGCTACTCCGCTCGGCCCTCCAGTCCAAGAACCGGAAGCGCGCGCAGAGTGCCATCAGTGCGGTGCACGGTGTCATCCGCGCGTCCCTGGCTAAGGCGCTTCCAGCCGTCCTGCATAAGACGCTGACCGCGGGCGGGACCGCCGGGATGGGCCTGTTGCGACGGCAGGTCCGTCAGGCCCAGCGCCAGCAGGACATGATTCGGCTGTCTCGGATCCGGATGCTCGGTGGTCCCGGCAGTGGCAACTTTGGGCATGCCGGTCGCCCGGGTGAGATCGGGGGTTCTGGCGCAGGTGGTGACACGAAGGACAAGAAGGGCACGATTCATAACATTGTGGACAGTATGAAACCGGCTGACGAGCATGCGGTGTTTGGTTCGAAAGGATCCATCAAGGATATTGTCGAGCACATTGCCGATGCGGTGCCGGGCGACTTTACCGTGCAGTTGAAGTCCGGTAAGGACGTAGATGGATCGCCCTACGTGCGCGCGATCATGTTGAGCAACAATAACGCCACGATTGCACATACGTATCAGCGGAACACCGATGGCACACTAGAAGTGCAACATAACTTAGTTGAGATCCCGCGGAGCGTGCAGGGCCAGGGCGTCGGGAAGGATCTCATGCGCGCTCAGATAGAGGATTATCAACGCCTTGGCGTTGATAAGGTCGCATTGCTGGCGAACATCGATGTCGGCGGCTATGCCTGGGCGAAGTACGGGTACACGTTGGATACGGATCGTACGAGTGGCACCGATCTCCAGCGCGGTCTCGATGACAACATGGGCAAGAAGGGCTTGCCGGAAACTGTGCGGGAGACCGTGCACCGTATCATTGACGAGCACATGGACGACGAAGGTCATGTGGATCCCAAGGTCATTTGGAAGATTGCGGATATGACTGACACCAGCGGTCACAAGGTGGGTGCGGATGTGCTGCTGGGCGCGGATTGGCACGGACAACTCAATATGCACGATCCGGAAGCCCTCGCGCGTGTGAGGAAATATATTGGCTAGACCGCAAGGCTACATGGGCATCCGCGAGGACGATGGCCGTCTGACGGATGCCGATCTGTGGCGCGATATCCTCGGAGACGACTTTCCAGAGGACGCATTGCGGACCGCCGCGGAGAAGCCAAAACTTGAATTCGGCTGGGGCTTCGACGACAAGAACGAACGCGCACAGACGTGGGCGCAAGAGCATGGCGCGGAGTTAGCCAAGGATCTGTCGAACACGACGCGCGACGATATCATTAATGCCCTGGATGACGCCTTTGACGAGGGCGGCAATACACGGGATCTGATTGCGGCCATTAGTGACGCCGTAGGCGATGACGACCGGGGCGAGTTGATTGCGCGCACGGAGACCATGATTGCAGCCAACGAAGGGCAGCGCGAAGCGTGGCGGCAGGCGCAGGAATCCGGGGCATTACCGGATGACGCGCAGAAGGAATGGATTACCACGGGCGACGCCAAAGTCTGTGACGAGTGCGAGTCGTTGGAAGGCGCGATTTCCGATCTGGATGGCCAGTATCCAGATCCGGGTGGGGATGGACCACCCCTACATCCTCGGTGCCGTTGCACCGAGGGGATTACTGCGGGACGGCGACCGTGAATCCCGTCGATCCGACGCTAGCGGACGTTGGCTGGATCTATATCGTGTTGTCGGAAAGCGATCAAATTGCCGGACTTATTAGCCCAGATGGGATCATTTGTACGGAATGGGAACCGACCAGCGAAGAAATGCAACGGTTGATCTGCGGTGGGCGCATTCGCATTTTAGCCCATACGTTTCATATGCCGCTCCAACCGTTAGAAGTCGAGGTGTTGGAACCGGAATTCCCTGGGGCTGAAAGTTGACTGAATGGTACACCGACCCAACCAAGATCGGCGTCACGGTCTTATTGCTGACGGCAGTCCTGGCGTTTTCCCGGGAATGGGTCGTGGCTGGTATTACTCATACGAAGATGCTAGCGGAACGCGATGCGCAGATCGAGAAGTTACGGCAGGAACGTGACGAATTTCTTGAGATGGCCAAGACGAGTTTGAGTGTCACCGAACGGACCCAACAGACACGGAGTCGCGCGTATACGCCCAAGTCACAATGATTGCTGAACTGGTACGTGCAGTACGGCATATGTTTATCAAGCCTCATCCACGACCGATTGTAGATGATGTCGACGAACAGGAGAAGGCCCAACTAAAACAGCGTCTGTTTGAGGCCGAGGCCCGGTTACGACGATTAGAGTGGGAAGCAGACGTGCTCCGGCGACCTGCGACCCGTGAGCCGCAGAAAGACGGTCATGAATAAGTGGTGGAGTCAGGCAACATTTGATCATGTATTTAGCCACGCGACGCCCATTGAAACCGTGTTCACGATCGTGTCGGTGGTATCGGCCATCGTCTCGATCTGGGCGCTACGCGATGCGTTGATTGATGCCTCGGTGCAGGCCGCTGCAAAGGTGAACGGACCGCGCCGCATGGTGGCGATCAATAACATCCATCAGGAGATTTTGCGGTTATCAATGTCAGGCATCATGGTATTAGCGTCCATCTCGTTTCTCTTTTTGGAACCGCCGCCGCCGGACTATTTGTTTCTGCCGCAGTCACTAGTGGGTCTCATTGCGTGGATACTCGTGGCCTCGATTATCATGGTGAAGTCTCTCATTGATATGTCGGTGCGTCAGAAACTCCAGAAGTACGCCCCACTTGAAGTGACGACAAAGTCTGTCACCATTGCGCCGCCACCTGAGGGATTGACGGCTGAGGATGTAACACGCGCATCGATAGCTACACGTGCCGAGGCCAATCGACTTCCAGAGGCAGGACGGCGGGCGTATGATCGTGACCATATAGATGTCGTGAAAGAAAAGGAGAAGTGATGGGTCTATTAGAAGTGCTCATCATCGTGATCCTTCTGCTCTGGCTGGCAGGGTGGAATCTTGGCGTGGGTGGATCGTTAATCCATCTGCTGATTATCATCATCGCTATCCTGGTGATCGTACGATTGCTCCAGGGAAGGAACGTCCTATGATCAAACAGGAGGGCAAGAAGTACGTGCTGTACTCGAAGGACGGATCCAAGAAACTTGGCGAGCACGATTCCGAGGAGGACGCCAAGAAGCAGGAGGCCGCGATCGAGATCAGCAAACATCGGTCGGCTGAAGATCAGGAAACCTATTTCCGATCGCTGCTGAGTGGTGTGGACCTCAAAGCCTTAGCCCCGATGCCCGACAAGTCCGAAATCAGTGGCGACGACAAAGAGGCCCATCCGTTCACCTATTGCATGACGCATGTGATTCCAGCCATCGAGCGTGAGAAGGGCGCGGTGGATGATCCTGAGTCGTTCTGCGGCTGGTGGAAGGGCGAGCAGCAATTCGAAGCGGCGGCAGCGAAGCCTGTGGCGACAGAACCCGTCTCCCGGCAAGTGCATTTGATGGGCGCGACTGGCACCATTCGAACCGCGACCTATGAAAGCCGCGAGCACATGGTCGTGCCGGTCGTGGCGCTCATGGAGGGCGTGATTCATGCCATCAACGCGGACACGCCGGAGTATGTGCCGTTGACGTGTCTGGCCGTTGCACCCCAAGGCTGGAACGGACGTCCGGTTGTCCTTGGGCATCCGGTCAAGAATGGGCATCAGATCTCGGCCAACTCGCCAGAGGTGTTGGAGGCGCAGGGCTTCGGCCGGATTTTCAACGCACGTCTCGAAGGCAAGAAGTTGATGTTGGAGGCGTGGATTGATCCGACTAAGGCCGAAGCGGTGGGCGCGGGCGAGATGTTGAACAAGTTGCGTGCGCAGCGGATGTGCGAAGTGTCCGTCGGAGCCTTCGTGGTCACGGATTCCACCCCTGGTATGTTCGGGGACAAATCGTACAAGGCGGTTTGGCGCGACGTGGTGCCCGATCATTTGGCGTTTTTACCAAAAGGTTTGGGCGCATGCAGTAATGAGATGGGTTGTGGCGCGCCCCGGGCAGCCGCAGCGCATTTGGTCACGGCGGATGGTCTGGAACTGGTCACGCCTGCGGCAGCGGCCCAGACCGGTCCCGGGACGGTCCCAGCCATGCCCGGGCGCACGGCCCGGCCACGGACCGCGCAACCGGGCGACACGCCGAGCCAAGCGGCCAGCGAAGAAAAGGCAGAACTCATTGCCTACCAGACGTTGCGCACCCTGCTCGACCAGTTGAGCGAGAGTTGGGACGCGTCCTCCGAGATCGTTGACGATCTCATCAGCGACGAAACGGAGAACCCGACACAGACGGTCTCCGATGAGGAAGCTGAAACCGAAGTCGAACGCGCACGTGTCGAGTCTCTCCAAGTGCTATGCATGTCTATGTATAGCACGCTCAATGCGTTCATGAATTTGACGACCGATTTGCTACGACCGGAACCGATGCAGGACGTAGCATCCGCGCCGCGCTACATGCAGGGCGCTCGGCACTCCGCATCGGACCGGCAAATTATCCAGCGCGTTCACGACCACGCGGTGTCGTTGGGCGCAGAGTGTAGCGGTATGAAGGCCGCTGAGGCACCGCGTGATCACCAACCGACGGAACAGCCGGTCACTGCACCGGCGGAGGCTACGCCCATGGCATGCTCGTGCGGTGGATCTGGCAAACCTGCAACATCAGGAGGAAAAATGACGCCGGAGAAGCGAACGGAAACCATCAAGACCCTCATTGAGGACAAGCACAGCGGCTTCGTCGCCGCCGACGAGAAGATGCTGACCGCAGCATCTGACGAACGCCTCGAAGCCTTCCGTGTCGCCGCTCAGGCGCGTGCGAAGGAAGTCGAGGAGAAGACTCCGGTCAAGGAGACTCCGGCAGCGGAAACGCCTGCCGTGACTGCTCTGGAAACGAAGCCGATGTCCGAGGCGGACTTCATGAAGGCCGCGCCGGAATCCCTGCGTGCGCTGATCTCGCGCGCGCAGGCGCAGGAGACCGCGCGCAAGACGCAACTCGTGACCACCCTCAAGACCGCGCAGGCGGAGTACAGCGAATCGGAACTCGCGGCCATGTCGCTCGATGCGCTGGAGCGGTTCGGTCGCGCCGTCGGCGTCAAGGCCGCCGAAGTCGAAACCACGTCGTACGCTGGGCGGGCACTGCCGCGGGCCGCTGCCGCTGCCGAGAAGGACGTGTTTACCAATCCGCCGGATCCGTACGCCGACGGTCTCAAGGCTCTGCGGGCGAAAGACGGCTACGCGCCGGTCGAGCCCGTCGCGCAGTAGTACGTTTCGTCAACCCTGTACGCAGAGAGGACACTGACACATGGCTATTGTGAAGTATCCGCCCAACACCATCTGGCTCGGCGGCAACATGACCGTTGTCAACGACGTTGCCGCGGGCGCAGCGTTCAATCCGGGCCATCTCCTCGAACGGTACAACTCCTCGGGTACGCCGCTGTTCCGCAAGCATTCTGGAGCAGCGCTCGCTGCGACGGCCACCTTCGCGCTGAATCAGTCCATGTTGAACAAGGGCGTGGATGACCCCTACAACATCGGTGATCTCGTCGAAGCGGGCATCATGGCCAAGGGCGCAACGGTGTGGGCGCTGATTGGTGTGCTCACCGTCGTCCAGGGCGACAAGCTGGAGTCGGCAGGCAATGGCACGCTGCGCATTCTCACCGCAGGGTTCCCTGTCGCCATCGCCATCGAAGGCAAAGTTGGCGCGTCGGGTGAGACCCGCGTGCGCGTCGAGATTCTGTAACGCGTTTCTCATCCTGCGAAAGGACACATTGATATGAGGTTCCTCGCTACTGACCAGACACACCCGTTGCAGGCGGCGCTGCTCCGGGCCGCCGAGATCACCGGCGAACTCTCCGTTGCATCGCTGCGTGCATTGTCACCATTGTCGGACAAGGCGCAGGTGCTCGTCGATCGGGCGGTCGTGAGCGTCGGTCTTCAGCGACTTGTGGTCGCCGCCGACGTCATGGCCGCTGGCCTGACCTATCCACTGACCGATCCCCTGTCGGTGACGCAATTGGAATGGGAATCCATCAGCAAGACGGGCGGGGCACAGCGCACCATGAACCCGTCGGCGCGTGGTGAATTCCAGTTGCCCAACCGGACGATCAATCGACTGCCGATCTACCTGACGACCGACGACTTCAGCCTCGGCATTCGCACGCTGAAGATGTCGCAGCGCGTCGGTCAGCCACTCGATACGACCCTGGTGGAACAGGCGACGCGCCGCGTCAACGAGGCGATCGAAGATGCAATGATCAATGGTGCGGGTGTGACGGTTGGCGGCTATGGCGCGCCGGGTCTGCTCAACGCGCCGAACGCCAATACGTACGACATCACGATCAACTGGAACACGACCGCGACCGGCGATCAGATCCGTGTGGATGTGATGAACATGATTGCCCTGTTGCAGGGCGATTTGAAATTCGGCCCATACAATCTGTACGTGGGCACGGCATACGGCAACTCGCTGACGGCCGATTTCAAGGCCAATGGCGACAAGTCGATCATTGCCCGCTTGCAGGAGATTCAGGCGGGCGGACGGGCGCTGATCATCAAAGTGGCGGATCAGATGCCGACGACGACCGTGGCTCTTGTGCAGATGACGGAAGACGTGGTGCAGATGGTCGTCGGTCAGCCGCCCACGGTCATTCCGTGGACCAGTCTTGACGGGTTCACGCTGTTCTGGTTGGTCATGGCGATCATGGTTCAGCGTGTGCGGTCGGACTACGACGGCAATTCCGGCATCGTCATCGGCACGTAGGGAGGGACGACGGTCGTAAGACCGTCGTGACCTGTCACAGACATTTTCAATAGGAGTAGACATGACGACGAACACGCAGCAGACCCCGCAGGGCGGGCAGTCCAGCACACCCCCGCCTGGATCGGACGCCAAAAAGTCCGACAGCAAGACCTCCGCCGAAGACCGCCAGAAGGCGCAGCAGGAAGTGCAGGAACTCCGCAAGAAATTGCAGGAGGCTGAAGCCAAAGTGGCGGCAACGGGCGATACACGCGAAACGACCGGCGAGGAAGATCTCAAAATGATGCAGGAGCGCGCGCAGGCGCAGGAAGTGCGCGTGATCGGCAAGGTCGGCGGACCGTTTACCATTACTGGTGCGGGCTTCGGCACGCCGTCGGCCCAGAATCCGCCGTGGCCCGGTCAGGTACTCATCGCAGGTCGTGTGGTGCCCATTACGTCGTGGCGCGACCACAGCATCAAAGGCACGCTGCCGCTGGATCTGCCGCAGAAGGGCGATGTCGAAATTTCACTCAACTCACCCACGGCAGGACAGGGCGGACAGGACCGGAAGCTGAAGGGCCAGTGGCCTCCGTCGCCGCGTGCGGCACAACAGGTCACGGTCAAGACGCCCGACGGCAAGTTGGTCCAGGGCGAGTTCGTCAGTGGCCTCGTGCAGCCGGGACGTGGCGGGGTCACGGGCGGTCCCGCGCCGTACTTGCCGGGCGCGCAGGGCGAGCAGGGCGGCGGTCCGGACATGAATCCGCCGCCGGGATCGACGGGCACCATGGCTGGTCAGCAGGTCGGATCCGGACAGGCATCACCACCCGTTGCGGGGACCGGCACTGCAACCGAGAAGAAGTGACGGGTAGCGGCTCCGTGAAGCCGATGACGCGACTTTGGGACCAGTCACGGCTGGTCTCGCCTGGGATGAACTGATGCCTGTCACTATCAACGCGACGCCGGGCGATCCTGACGCGAATAGTTATGACACGTTGCAAGAAGTCAACGACTATTTCGATGCGCGCATTCCGTTGAATCCGCCATGGAATCCGGCGACGGATCCCGCCTCACGGGCGATTGTCACGGCCACGCGCACGATTGACTCGTTGGCCTCGGGCCGACGGCGGCTGGTGAAACCGGCGAGTGGCGATGCGTACTATATCGTAGGGCGTAAATGGACGGGTACGCCTGCGACGTCTACCCAGGCCTTGGCATGGCCGCGCATCGGCATGTATGACCGGAACGGCAACCCGATTCCCGCCGATGTCATTCCGCGCGAGTTGAAGGAAGCCACGGCTGAACTGTCCGGACAACTTCAGCAGACCGATCGCACGCTCGATAATGCGGTCTCGGCGCAGGGTATCAAGAGCATCAGTGCTGGAAGCGTGTCAGTCGCCTTCAAGGACGATATTGACGTCAAGGTACTCTCGGACATGGTCCTGAACCTGATGCCGCCGTCATGGTTCACCGAAGAAACGATTGAAGGGGCGACCAGCGTGTTCGACTTTGAGGTCATCTAATGAGCCTATTAGATGTACTCCGCAGTGGCGTCGCGATTGCGAATAATGTGACCAAAGATATTCAGGCGATGGTCACGCTCCGGCATACTACGTCGTCAGATAGCTCCGGGGATATTACCTGGGGGGATCCGGTATCTCTGCGGGCCATTGTGGACTGGAAACAAAAGCATCTCCGCTCCATGAGTGGTGAATTGACGGTCAGTCGTGCCAGTGTGCTGTTCCTCGATATTGACGAGTTGAACGCCGCGACTGGTGGTGAGGGGCTCGACGATAACGACATTATCACCCTGCCGGATGGAACGACGGGTCCGATCATTGATATGGCCGGATTTATTGATGCTATCACGGGCCATCCCATAGCTACCGAGGTGTTCCTTGGCTGACGATCCCTTTGCGCCAATTGAAGGAGCCTTCAATTCGGTTGTGCGTCTGTTGGGTGTGACCGATATGAAGGCTAAACTGCGCGACATTGCGCAGAAGTTTCCGGATCGTGTGATGCAAGCCCTGAGAATGGAAGCCGAAATCGAGGCGACGGAGGTCAAGAAGCGAACGCCCGTCTATACGGGTCCGACTGGTCCCGGCAAACCGATCCCGGGTCTACTTCGGAGTTCCGTGCACGTCGAAGGTCCGTTCCGTGAAGGCCATCGCATCTGGGCTGCCGTGGTTGCAGGCGGAGCCGCGGGCGCGTACGCGATCCCGCAGCATGAAAATCTTGAGTTTTTCCACGAGGTAGGACAGGCCAAATACCTGGAGTCCGTCATCATGGAGTCACGGCCCTTCATGGCGGCTCGACTGACGGCACGTTTGCGGCACATGGAGTAATTGATGTCTGGGGTGTTGGTGAATCAGGCGGAAGTGATCATGCTCCAAGCCCTGGTGGATTTGGGGCTGACGTTGCGTCTGTTCCAAAATGATTGGACGCTGGCGGAGACAGATACCGAAGCGGCGGCCACCGAGGCGACCTTTACGGGCTATAGTGCCGTCGTATTAACGCCAGCCACGTGGACGGTCACGCCCGGCGCTCCAGCCTCGGCAGACTACCCGCAACAAATCTTCACGTCGTCGGCCGCGCAGACTCCGCAAAATATTTATGGGTACTATCTCACGCGTACAAGTGGTGGAGCCCTGATCGCAGCGGAACGATTTACCGGGGGTCCGTATGTCATACAGAATAACCTCGACAAGATTCGCGTGTCGCCGCGAATTACGCAGGACTGATCATGGCACTGACCCTGCTCGATGACATTGTAACGATCCTCGTGGCGGCGGGCGTCGGTGTCGATAATACGAACATCTTCAAAACGTCGAAGGCGCAAATTCCTGCGGGGGCTGGACCATATCTGACGGTCACGGCTACGGGCGGATCGGGACCGGAGGGCACGCATAACGCCGCCTTGACGGGGGTACCTGCATATCAGCGTCCTAATTTTCAAATCTTAGTGCGCGGTCAATCGACGGGATCCGTGGATACGATGATTCGCAATGCGTACAACGCCCTGGTCAAGTTTGGGCAGAAGTCGCAATTAGTCAATAGTGTGTGGTACCGTTCAATATTTCCCTTGCAGGAACCTTTTGATACGGGTATTGACGGACAGGGACGGTACACCATGACCGTGAATTTTGGCGTGGTGAAACGACCAAACATGGCGTGACCGACAACCGTGTAGCGATCGATATTAAAGGAGAGTTATCATGAGTGACGCCGTTACCTCTACTGGCATTCTGGTTCGACGTGCCCCGCTGACGCCCCCTGCCGGGGTGACAATCACCAGTAACTCTGCCGCCGATCCGACGGTCGTCTTGACGTCTGCGCCACACCTATTGACGACCGGTGATCTGGTCACGATTGCGGGCGTGACCGGATCGACGCCGACGATCAATGGCGCACGCAAGGTCACAGTCATCGACGCCACGCACTTTACCGTGCCGATCCATGTCACGGTCGCGGGCACCGGCGGCACCGTTACCTTGGACTTTGCCACGATTGCGGAGATCACCGAGGTCACACCCGGCGGCAAGTCCCGAAACAAGATCGAGACTTCGACACATAACGAGGGTACCGAATCGCACGTGCTCGGCATCCTCCGGCAGGCGGATCCGGGTTTCAAGGTCAACTTTGTCGGTACGGCTCAGAGCCATCAGGACGTGAACGACGACATCGATCTGAACCGCAAGGCCATCTGGCAGATTGCCTATCCGTCAGGCGTGACACGGACAGGCGAAGGTTACGTCCAGACGTTCACGTTTGACGGGGCACCCGTGGACGGCAAGCAAGGCGTGACCGTGGCCTTGACGTGGGCCGGTCCGGTCGACGAAGTCATGGAGTGACCCGCCAAGGAGGCGACAACGTGGCAGACGAGTTTCTCTCGCTGGACGACATTGAGCAATCGAAAAATGTCGATTACGTCGTGGTGCCCTGCCCTGAATGGGGCGGATCATTACGACTCGGATCCATCAATGCGGAGGCGCAATCCCTGTTTCTCGAAATGATCGAACAGGATGTCACGGCCACGCAGGATGCGGTCTGGAACCTTCTCGTGCAGTGCTTGGTGGATGGCCAGGGCAACCGGTTGGTGCGCACCAATGAGGATCGCAAGCGTGTGATTGCCATTCTCAAAAAGAAGGATGTGCGCGTGACGGATCGGATCATCTCTGCGATGTACGATCTGATTGGTCTGCGCACGAGTCGGAGTGCACCAAAAAACGACTCAAGCGAGGAGGCACCCGCTTCCTCGCCCACTCCATTGCCCGAAGCCGTGGCCGTGTAGATGTAGACCAGATGCTTCGCAGCATGTCTGCGAAGCAGTTTCAGGAGGCGCTGGATTTTGAGCGGATGGAGTCGCCTGAGACGCGCATGGACGTCCGATTTTCTCTTCTGGCCGGGTTGATCGCGATATCTGGCGGACTCCAGACCAAGGACGGGAAGCCCTATACGTCTGCGGTGTATTTGGACCAACTCCAAGACTACTTGGATCGACACGATGGATGGGCGTTGGGTTTAACGCGGGCGAAAGATACAACGGCGCTTCAGCAACAGCATGCGCAACATGTGGAATATCTTCAGATGCACATTGATTCGTGGGTCAGCGGCGTGAACACCGCGTACTACGAAAAACGTGGCGTTAGAAGGCCCACGCGTTTGGCACTACCCACCAAAACCAGTCGCGAATTGCTCGCAGAACGACGAGGGATCGCATGACCGAAGCGACCATTGAAAGTGTAGACCAACTGGCGGCGGCTGCGCCAGATCCTGTTCTGAGTATCACGGACATTGAAAACTCCCGTGATGCGCAATATATCGTGGTGGACGTGCCGGAGTGGAATGGCCGCGTGCGCCTGTCTACCATGACCGCCGATGGCATCGAACTCCTGACCAAGGCCAAGGAAACGGGCGACGTCGTGGACGGTCTGTTGCAATTGTTGGTGCAAAGTTTCGTCGACGCCGATGGTAATCATCAGGTGACCGATCCGGTACGCGTGGTCGAAGTGGCGAAGCGGCTGCGCAAAAAGGAAGCAATCGTGCTGGAGCGTTTGATGCGCGCGTACTGCGTGTTGAACCAGATCGACATCGTTGTGCCGTCAATGAGCGTGTGACATGGCTGAAGGTTATCTCGATATCGGCACGTTGACCGGCGCGATCGAAATGGATGATCGACTCACGAGTAGTCTCGAGCTGATCATTCATCGGATCGACGGCTTTGCTGAGAAGTTTTTAGGCGAGTTCAAAGGACTGGCCTACGGCATTGCCTCTGTCGGCACGGTCATTACCGGGATAGCGGCCACGATTACCACCCTGGCGGTCAAAGGATCGGAAGTATCAGACGTGACGGAGGGTTTTGAGCGACTGGCCAAGGGCGCGCAGAATGCCGAGGAGATCCTCAAGGCCATGCGCGAAGGCGTGGTCGGAACGATTCCCGATTTGCGCTTAATGCAAGATGCAAATCGACTATTGGGTGCTGGTGTCTCGGCCAATGCGGAGGACTTCAAGACCCTGACGACGGCGGCGCACGTGTTAGCCAATGAAGGCTATGGCAACATCGAGTCCGTGCTTGGTACGTTGAATCGGGCCATGACGACGGGCTCGACGTTCCGCATCAAGCAGTTGGGCGTCATCATTGATTCGACGAAGGCGGAACGCGAGTATGCCAATTCTATCGGGGTGTCCGCCAGTCAGTTGACGCGTGATCAACAACTCCTGGCCGTCCGAACCGCACTCATTGAAGCCCTCGGCAAACGGGTCGCGGCGGCGGGCCAGTTGCACCTGTCTTTTGCTGAGAAGTTTGAGGCGGCCCTGACCGCCATCAAGAACTGGTCGGAACGGCTGGAGTTAGCCATTGCGCGATCGCCTGCCGTCAATAAGGCGTTTGATGATATCGGGAATGCTATCCGGCAAGCGTTCGGTGGCGACGGCCAGAGTCTGATCGAATCCCTAGTCAAGTGGGTGGAGCGCTTTGCTAGCGCAGTCTCGACGTTTGCACCGCCCATTATCAAACTGTTCGGTGGGATCTATGACGTCCTCCAGACCATCTTCGATGCGGTGGAGGCGGCCTGGGACTCGCTGCCCGATTGGTTGAAGACCGTTATCAAGGATGCGGCGGTTGCGTCTATTGCGATCTGGGGGATCCAGAAGGCGTTAGAGGCTACAATTGCGACCGCATTGAAGGGCAAGGGCGCAAACATTCTTGGAGGTGGCGGAGGCGGAGGTGGAGGCATAGGTATTGAGGGTGTGGCCAGTGGGGCGACCATTGCATCGGGTACCATTGACTCATTCAAAGCCTTGCGCTCGGTTGTGACATCGCTTCCGGGGGCCTTCGCGGCTACGTCGGAGAAGGTGACGGGGCTCTTTGGAATCTTCGGTAAGTTTGGCCCAGTCGCCACCACATTTGGAAAAGCAGCGATCGCGATGGGCGCGAGTGGTGAAGCTGTCAGTGGTGTAACAGCAGCGATGACCACGGCGACGATTGCGAGTGGTCCGTTGATTGTGGCCATTGCTGGAACAGCAGCCGCCGCCGCGATTGGCTGGCGGGCGTGGCAGTTGTGGGCGGAACACAGTGAACGGGCAGCGGCACAGGCCCGACAGAATACGATCGACGAATCCAATCTGGCGCGCATCAACAAAACGCTGGGTACGTCGTATACCGATTTGGACGAGGCGGTCAAGGCAGCGAATAAACACGCCGAGGAACTTCGGAAGAACACCGAACTCCAAAACAGCGGTGCAGCCCGACAGGCCGCGTTTGCGGAGGCGCATAAGAAGGAAATTGAAAACCTCACGCAGTCCTTTGTGGATCAGGCGAACAAAGTCAACTTCACGAAGGAAGCGTTTCAGGACTTCACCGATCGGTTGCACGATAACAACGCCGCGGTCCGTCAGCAAGCCCAGGCGCAACTGTTGAACCGCAACGTGCAGGACGCGTTTATCAAAGCCTTTGAGGAACAACGGGCTGCGCATATTGAGTTGAACACCGAGCAGCAGAAGGCATACGAGGCATGGACACGGGACCGGGCGGCAACGCTCTCGGATGCCGTGGCTCGCCTTGCTAACGAGGATGCGATCAAAAAACAAGTCGCAGCACTTCGTGAACAGGGCAATACTGAAGCCGAAGTGGCAGAAGCGATGCACATGACCGTGGCGCAATTGCGCGAAGCGCAAAAGCCACTGTTGGAACGCATTGCGACTCTGCAACGTGAGAATCTCAGTGAGGAGGCCATCAACGAACGGTTGCATCTGAATGCCGAACAGCGTGCGGTTGTGACCGAGGCGATTAAACGACAGCAGGCCGCGCAGGATGCATTGACCACGTCTCTCGATAACCACAATTTGGCCATGAGCCACGGCAGCTTCGACGCGTGGAAGACCAGTCAAGACCACAAGATGGAACGCGAGATCCGTGACCTGCGGCAGTCCAAGGACTGGACGCAGGCAACTGAGGACGCGAAGCGCGCAGAGTACCAGCGAACGGCTGAAGAAAAGCAGATGCAGGACGAGGAGGCATTTGACGGATCCAAGGCTCAGGCCATTGCTGCACGGGATCAAGCCAAAAATACGCTGGAGATGATGCTGCGTGATACGACTGGCTTCCATGCCTCGGATATTCGCGCGGCACGAGATGCCTATAATGAAAAAGCCAGGGCTGCCGAGCATTGGTCCGCGACCGCGACCAAGGCCGAGGAGGAAGCCGCTGCCGCTGCGGTGAAGGCTAATGAAGAAGCCGCTGCCGCAACGAAGAAACGATTCGATGACTCGGAAGAGTGGGCCAGTCATTGGCACAATATGCAAGTGACGATGACACGTGAGGAAGCTGAAGCGACGGTGAAAAATGCCCGCCGCTCAGGTGATATGTGGCAGGAGTTTTTTATCCGGATTGCAGAATCCTCCTTGAAACTGTTGGACGAGGCGCAACTGAAGCAGGACATGGCGCAGTTCAAGACGCGGGAAGAACTCAAGAAGACTGCCGATCAGGCGAAGAAAACATTTGATGCGATGAAGTCATCGGGACTTTACACAGCAGATGTACTCCAGCAGGCGTGGAAGAAATATACCGATGCACAGCAAGCAGCTCTGGGGATCACAGAGGAAGCGGCCCGCGCGCAGACGAACACACAAGCGTCACGAAATATCGCGTTGCATTTTGCCCCGGCAATGAAAGATGTGGGCACGTTTGGTCGCAAACCAAGACCAACAGCCAATGAACTCCGTTGGGGGAGTGAACCGGGGGCCACTGCGGGCCGTATTGCGCCCGTGACGTTTGCCCCAGGCTCGGTGGTGGTGCAGTATCCCATCATGAACGATCCTCGCGCAAAGAACGAGATTGCCCGTCTGGTGGGCGATGCCTTCGTTGCGAACATGCAGAGCAAAGGCCAGCGCACGTAGATGCCTGCTCCTCCCGCCATTCGTGTGGACGTGCCCAACTCGGGCTATTCGGCCACACAAGATCCCTGGAGCGAAGCCCCGGACGGCACCGGTCTGTACTTTTACAACCTGACGGCAGTGAGTACGCCGCCCAATACGGGAGTTGTGACCTGGACAAATGAAGGCGTGTACCGTAGTGCGACGACCGGTCTCCCCATGACCGTGCCGAGTGGCGCATATCTGACCAGCGCCACACTGACAGGGCCGCAGATCTTTGTCAATACGGCAGGCGGGGATACTGGCGCTGAAAAACTGAATGGGTCAACGACGTTCGACCCGGGTGATCTCCTTCCAACTATTGGCACTGATACCGCAGGATTGCTCTCGGTCAACATGGAGTTTACCGGGGTGAAGGCCACCGGTCCCGGGGCAATTCAGGTGCAGTCTACTGGACCGAGTGGGAGTCCCGCGAGCGTCCCGAAAAAATATATTCTCAACGGATCATGGAAAGTCACCGTCACGGTATCGAGCGTCTCGCCCAACCACGGTCCAGTCACTGGCGGTACGGCTGTTAACATCTCCGGTAGTAACCTCTCGGTTCCACCCTATACAGATAGTGGCACGTATAGCACACGGGTGAGAGTGGGGGCCACGCTTGATCCTGATACAGGGTTGCCGGTTGGTGGATCTAGTGCGAGCAGCGTCGTAGCGAGTCCTAGTTTGATCTCGTGTGTCTTTGGCGGCGCACCGAGTGAGATAAATGGATGGTCTGGTAGTGCGGATGTTGTGGTACTTGTCGTAGATGGTCTCGGTGTGGGCGTATTGACCGATGGATATACGTATACACCTGCACTGACATCGGTGAGTCCTGCGTACGGCTCGATCAAAGGGGGTTATCAGATCATTCTGAATGGCGGAGGCTTTGTACTCTATCCAAGTGGATTGCCATTGGACGATCTGGCTGTCTCCTTTGGCGGAATACCGGGTACGGATGTAATTGTGGTCAGTAATTCATCATTGATGGTGACGGTTCCTGCTGGCACGACGCCAGGACCGGTAGACGTCGTGTTGACGGGTACGGTCGAGGGTATTGCGTTCACCGAAACCTTGGTGCATGGGTTCACCTATAACGCGATCAACCGCGCCCCGATTCTTGATGCAGGCCCCGATCAAACCGTCTCGCCGCCACTTCCGCAGACGCTGACGCTGACAGGATTCTGGGAACAGCCGCCGCCGGGCGGGACGATTACCTTTCAATGGACGCAAGCGGGTGGACCGGTGCCTGTGGCGATTGTCACGCCGACCACCATGGCGACCGATATTACGTTTGGCATGGATGCAGTCCCAGGGGTCTACGTCTTTAAGCTGGCGTCCTCAGCGGACCCCGTGGCGGGCGTAGCGGCCACGTCTGATGTGGTCCGTGTGACCATTCCGAGTCCACGTGCGCCACGGATTACCGAACTCCACACCTCGGTGAAGCTGCCGTGATTACGGCGACACTCAGCCCCATCATTGACGACGACGGCTGGAGCGGCACGCCGACCTATGCGTGGTCGCAGGTCTCTGGTGCAGCCTCGACTATCGTTTCGCCCACCGCGGCCAGCACCGATGTGCAGATGCCCGATGTGCCGGGCGTCTACGTCTTCCAAGTCACTGTTACCAATGATGCGTTCTCCAGTGATGGCTTCGCGCGCGTGGTCGTGCTTGCGCCCGATCCGGACCCTGGTGATCCGGTACCCGAACCGGATCCGTTTGTTGAGGTAGACATCAAGCTGCTCATCAATGATGTTGAGCGGCGGATGCAGGAAAACACGCTCTCTATTTCTGAAAATGGGCCGGGACAAGCCGATGTCGCGACATTTAAGGTCTATGACTTTGTACCAGAGGCTGGTCAACTTGTTCAGATTTACCGTATTCCACAGGGCTCGTCAGAAGAACTGATCTTTGCGGGCGTGATCACGCAGGATACGCACAGCTACGCGGAACATCGCGAGATTGGATTTGACGATGTCAACGCGATTGACTGGTCATGGTTCCTCACACGTCGTTTAGTCTTCGGCAAATTCCATAAGGCGACCGTCCCCACGATTGTCAATTACATCGTGGGCTTTGCAGGTACAGGATTCTCGGCGGTTGTCTCGCCAGAATTGACGTACGAGGAACTCGACGATATCAGCTTCATGGGCATGACCATTAATGATGCCCTGAATCTCGTGGCGCAGCAGATTACCAATGCGGTCTGGAAGACGGACTACACCAAGCACGTCCACTTTGGTAAGGCCGGATTTGGGTACTTCGTGGATAGCCCGGCTCCGATCAATGACTTCATGGATCCGGTGTTTGACATCGTGGTCAACCGGAACATCAGTCAGGTCGTCAACCG